CGATAGCCTTTTAACTCTTCTGGAGTTATGACTTCCGGCCCTCTTAGCTGGGCCTGTCTGGATGCAGCAGATCCGGGGCCAAACCTAATGTTACTCATGGTGTCTGAGAAAGGCATATTTGACTGTGCCTTTTCAACCGCTTGTTGAGTAACTGTTTTAGTCACTCCACCCCTAAACATTGGCTCAGTTCCGATTATCGCAGCTTCTTGCAAAGCCCTTTGATAATAATCTGGATTTACTGAAACGATACCGCCATTTGCGTAGTTTGGATCATAAGCGGTGTA